CTTCCTTAGCAATTTTGTTTCTAATACTAACTTATGGGTTGGTGACATCATTGGCAAAGCTGGTGATGAACATTACAAACAATGGTCAAAAAAGATAGAGGCTTTACATTATTATTATGAACAAGATATTGATTATATTATAGAGAAAATGACAACAAAAAACATAAAATTTAATGATTTATTTTTATCAGTAGATGGTCAACATCCACCTATTGTTAAAATGTTTTTGTCAAAGAAGATAAACTTTGAAACATTAATAATATTAGATGATATATTAAAGTTTACAAAAAAACTAAACAAAAATATTACAGAAAAGGTATTGTGGCCTAAACTGTTTGATAGAATGAAAAGATATAAACCTTTTTTGTCATATAATATTACAAAATATAAAATATCTTTACGAGATAAACTGAAGGAGATATAATGAGTGAAGAAGAAAATGGTGTAAAGATAGAAGTACTAACACTTGGTGAAATCATTGTTAAGTTTGAAATGCCTGAACAATTTGTTGATGATATCAATAATATATTTGATGAAAAAGTTGACACAACGGTAGACTGGAGTACTCAACTTGCAGGTAAAATTAAAAAAGAAAAACTAGTTAATCACTTATTAACTGACCAGATAAAAGGTACCTTTCAAATGTGCTTTCAAGAATACTTACAAAGGTCAGGCTCAGTATTATCAAAAACACATCAACTAGTTTTAGATAACGCTTGGATAAATGATATGTATGCTAACGAATATAATCCTTGCCATTTTCATGCAAGTAAAAATAGTTTAGTAGGTTTATCGTCTGTATTATTTTTAAAAACACCTGATACATATGGTGATGAAATAATCAATCCGAATAATCCTTCAAATGGTCATTTAGAATTTATAGGAGGAAGTCAACATTCCTTATCAATGTCTCAAATGAGATTAAGTCCTAAAGTTGGCGACTTCTTTATATTTCCGTACACATTAGTCCATGGTGTTTATCCGTTTAGAGATACAGACCAAGTCAGAAGAACATTATCATATAATTGTGATATACTACCTAAAATAATGGTTAAAGCAAAATAAAGGAGATAATATGGGAAAAATGAGAGAGTTTAAATTTACAAATGAACATGATGAGCCAATAGAAGGCGTTGAAACGGTTACTGAAACTAGTTTCAAAAAAGCAGTAAAATCTATTCAGAATAAAATAAAAGACAAATGGGTAATCATTGAGTATATTACCAAAAGAGGTAAAGAGATTAGAAGATTTGTCAAATTACCAATTGGTAGAAAACGAAGATTAGCGAGATAATATGGCAGATGAAGCAGCAAGATTTACAGCAGAACATACCGTTATGGAAGCAGGTATAGAGATAAGAGAATTGAAACATCTATTGGTAATTGCCGAAGATAAGATAGACAAATTGGAAAAAGAAAATACCAAATTGAAAAAAGCGGTAGAATTTCATCAATTGGATCCAGACTTATTGGCATTGGACATTGGTAAAAGACCTTTGGACAAAAGAGATTGGAATAAATAAAAAAAGATGGTGTTGAATGGTAATACTAGTTTAATCAACTTAATGTGTGCCTATATCAGTTGCGAACCAAAGTACCGCCATCTTTTTTTATTTATTCCATTATAGGGGCTTGACAAGGGTCAAGAAATCTGTTATAATAAGATATATGCAAAAGAGAACTAATTACTTTCTTTTTATAGTGCAAGGAAGAGGGTTTCACCAGAGACTCGAACTTGACTTTTTAGGGGTTGCACCCAGGTTTGTAATTTTACCAATTATGAATCACATACTCGGCAGAGTAAAAAAGGTTGTGGCGGTTTAGGAAATGGTATCCGGTCCGTTGCTTGTGGGTAAATCCATAGTCCCACCTATTTCGCATATAAATATTAATGTCGAATAATACAGACAATACGAATACAATAATACATACAAAGGAGATATATGAATACAAGTATTGCGGCCTTAAAAAGGTCAAAGTCTAATCTAGACACACTAATAGGCGAACTATCTAAAGTTGCCGAACCTCAAAAACAAAAAAACTCTTATCAAGATGATAGATTCTGGAAACCAGAACTAGACAAATCTGGTAATGGTTATGCCGTATTGAGATTTTTACCAGCAGTTAAAGACGAAGATTTACCATGGGCAAGATTATGGTCTCATGCATTTCAAGGTCCTGGTGGCTGGTATATTGAAAACAGTTTAACAACACTTAATAAAAAGGATCCAGTTAGTGAATCTAATAGTTTACTATGGAACTCTGGTGTTGAGGCAGACAAAGAAATTGCAAGAAAAAGAAAGCGTAAGTTATCTTATATTGCAAATGTTCTAATTGTTAGTGATTCAAAACATCCTGAAAATGAAGGTCAAGTAAAACTATTTAAGTTTGGTAAGAAAATCTTTGATAAGATTACTGAAGCGATGAAACCTGAATTTGAAGATGAGAAACCAATCAACCCATTTGATTTCTGGGAAGGTGCAAACTTTAAACTGAAAATCAGAAAAGTTGATGGTTACTGGAATTATGACAAATCAGAATTTGATAGTCCATCTACTGTCAAAGATAATGATGAGGCTATTGAAGAATTATGGAATAAACAATTTCCATTAAAACCATTTCTGGCGGCTGACAACTTTAAATCTTATGATGAGCTGAAAAGCAAACTTGATAAAGTTTTAAGTGGCGTTAGAAATACTGGAACGGCTGAAGATGTTATGGACCCACCTACAACACCAACAGTTAGTGAACCAGTTGTAAATGAAACAGCAGATACTCCTACAGTAGATACTACTACTTCGGTTGCTAAGGATGATTCAGAAGATGACGGTGATGATACACTAGATTACTTCTCAAAATTAGCAGAAGAGGATTAATCTCTCCACCTGTTTCTTTATATGGGGGTTAGGATATTGTTTCCTAACCCCTTTTTAATATAAATAATACTATTATATCATGCATAGATTGAGATATCAAATCATATAAAGGAGACTATATATGGAAATTATTACAAAGATTAAGTCATGGGCGGCAGCTTTAGCTGATGTTGGCGTTTCACTTATTGCTTTAGGCATTGTGCTTGAAGTTTTATTTAGTGGACAAAATGTACCGTTCTGGCCTAACATAAGTGTTATAGGTAATGTTCAATCAATTATCGCTGGGTTTAGTGCTCAAGGGTTAGTTGGTTTAGTTGCTGTTTGGGTATTATACTCAATATACACAAAGAAATAGATTATACTATATTAAACATTAAGGGGTGCTTCGGCACCCCTTTTTTTTAGCGTATAAATATGGGTATGAACTTATTTTTTGAAATACTAGTTGAATTTGGTTTACCTGTAGCTTCGGCAGTTGTTATGGGTATTTTTATATACATGATTCTAAAGTATATTTTAGAATCCGTGGTCGGACAAGTTAGTGGTATTCATGGTATTATTATGGCACTAGATAATAGAATTAAAACTATGAACAATGACATGATTAAATTAGACCTATTAATATCTCACGCTTTAAAATTAAGACCAGACGAAGATAGAATCTCCAGAGCAGACGGAAAGACAGACGCTAGGAGAGATTAATGACAATAGTAGAAATTTTGAACCAATATGGTTTTGCCACTTTGGCTGCAATCGCCATGGGATGGTTCATATATTTTATATACAAATTTACAACAGAAAATCTTAAATCAAAATTAGGCGAAGCAAATACAGCATTGATTGCTCTACTTGATAGAATTAGAATGTTAGATAATGACCTCATCAGGTTGAGGTCAAAATTGAACACAGTATTGGAGATACAAGAAAATGAACGAAGGAATGACAAGTCAAAAGAATCAAAGAGAATATCTAAAACACCTAAAAAATAATGGTATCATTATAATTGCTTTTGTAGTGCCAGTTTTTATAATTGTTACAATTTTAGATTACATCCTATTATAAATATAAGTATGAAAACACTACAAAAAGTAGTGTTAGTATCAGTTTTTTATGTGTTATTGGTGGGTTCTAACACTCTTACAGCAAGCGAAATAGTACACGAATTTAGCAGTCCTTCTTTTAGCGGGACTGGATATTCTAGTCATGTTCTATCTATTGAACAATTACAATACAATAGAGAAAAGAATGTGAAAGATGACGCTAAATCAGCAGCATCGGCAGCTGAAAGAGCAGCAAATAATACTACGATTGCTAAATTTATAAAAAATGTAGAAAGTAGAATTTATGCTAACTTATCAAAACAGTTAGTTGACAATATGTTTGGCGAGTCTTGTACAGGTACTTGTCCTACATCTGGTACTGCTGAAGTAGAAGGTTCTACAATCTATTGGGTTAAAGATACCTCAACAGAAATTATTACATTAACAATTACAGACCCTACTGGTAATGTTACCACAATGTCAGTACCTTTAGGTGACTTCGAGTTTTAGAAAAATTATGGAAACAATACCACAAGTAGCGGCAGCGTTATTATTAATTTGTTTGTTAGGAGGTTGTGCCTCAACAGGAAACAATAGTCAATATTCAAATGTTGCAGAACCTTTTATTGAAGGTACAACAACACTTGAAAGATTAAAAGAGATACCTGATTTAGATGGT